TTAAGGAGCAACGACCGGATACGGTGGCATCCCAGGATAATAATGTCCTGGATGTCCTTCGGGCAGGTTATCGGGATAGTGATAACCCGGCGGCAGGTGATAGGGATGATCTGGCGGCAGTCGCGGCCAGATGATGTTGGGAAGTGGCGGTGGCGCTTCAATGACGACTGGTTCATCGGGTGGCGGTGGCCAAGGCCAGTCTTCGGGCCACCATGGCGGACGTGGACCTGGATCTTCGCTTGATGAACCATTGGCCTCGTCGTCCGAACTGGAACTATCCGGTGGGATGTACGGCGGTTCTTCATCCGGCGGGTCGAACGGTGGAATGAACGGGTAAGGGACCTGGGTCGACTCCGATGATGCCGGAAAGTCGGATGATGAGTCGCTCAATGTCGGCACAGCGAGCTTGCGTTCGAGATCTTCGACGATCCGGTCGACCAGATTCGGATCGTCCAGCCGCTTCTCGATCGCGATCAACCCCCGCGTCTCGATCAACTTCTGTTTCTCGGCCGCCTTCCGCAGAAGACGGCGTCGGGACTCCGGGAAGTAACTGAGCAGTGCTTCAAGAAGTGCACCGGTTGCATCATCAATGGCATTGCCCGCCAATCCCTCTCCGAACGACTCATCAGTGATCTCTTGCTTGTCGGCCTGCGGTTTACAGATCGCGAACAGCACATCGCCGAGCAGCAACGGATCAGTCGAGAGTCGCGTAATTAAATCTCCGTCGATCGCTTCAAGCAGTTGCACACCGGTGAGAGCCTTCACGCGGCGCAGCGTTGTGTTATCGATATCAACAATCCAAATCCGTCCGGCGCGGTCCACAAACTTCTGCATGATGCCTCCCTGAGTGCTAAAAATCCGCCAAACTCAAACCAGCGTGACTGCGATCATGGACCAGCCAGGCCCGGTCCCACATTCATTCCGCCACCGCCAGTCGACTGAGTCGGCTTAAGCGTTACGTCTGCGGAGATGACCTCTTCGAGGTTCTGGTTGACGTTGAAAGTCATCACTTCGCAGGTCAGAGTGAGCGTTCCACCGGCATCGCTAATACCGACGTCGCATGGATCGCCCGAGCTCCACAAGCCTTGAAGCATGCCGAAGGCACTATCGCCATCCTTATTCAGCACGGTGAATTCGATCGACGCATCCTTCAGCGTTCCCACCGTGGCGCGCCAACCGTTGTTAGCGCGAGTGCTGGCATCGGCTTCTGCCTTTTCCAGGCTAACCGTCAAATCCTTAACGTTAGTGATCTCGGCACCGTCGATAGTGAGGACGGCTTCGAGACCAAGTCTTACTTCTGGCATTGTGAATGATTCCTTATGGCGAACGTTTACTTGATGGAGTTGGCCCAGAACGTTGGTAACCGACTGCGATTGGCATCCAGGGCCGGCTTCATGAATGGACGTTTGGGATAATGACGAGGCTTGTTGTCGCTGCGTCGCTCGTTCTCTTCAGCAATCAGCCGCGTTGCTCGATTGGCCTGGGCAGCAGTTCGCAGTTCGATCCTCGCGAACTTCGTCTTGTTACCTTGATGCTTGATTCGAATCGGACCGTGTTCGCCGACTCGGAAGCGGTGGGGCTTCAGTTTGCGACGCTTAGTAGCCACGCCACCGAATTCATGCAGGTTCCAAAGGCGACCAGCAATCTCATTCACAGGTCCAATGGCGACTTCGGTCTTGTTGTTGGTGACGTCATAGCGAATCACTCGCTTGAGCATGCCCGTCTGCGTATGTGGCGGGCTGCCAGGCCTGGATGACGTTTTTCGACGTCGAATACTGAACCGAGCGGTCTTGCCAATTGCGCCCCCGGCATGCCGAAGCGAAGTGAAGGTGGCAGTCTCCGCCTTCTTCTTGAGCTTCTGCTTGTCGAATTGAGTTCGGACCGTCAGCTTGATCATCGCGCCAGTTCAAAGGTTAAGGTCAACAGACTGGTAAACTGACGCAGCTGCTCCCAGTGCTCGCTGGAGTACAGCACCGCATGTTCGGCCTTGACGCAGCGAGCAGCTTGAAACGAAGTCAGTCGTTTCAGGCGAAATTCATCGGCGATTTTTTCAACGAGATCCACCAGTGGATCGATCTCGTCATTGGTGCCCTTGGAAAACTTCTTCTGCACCGCGACATCAACGCGGCAGTGGTACTTGTTGTGGGCGCGGTCATGAGGCAATAACTCAACGTCGCGAGGCACAACGCTGACGCGGAGTTCCTTCATGTCCTCGAGATCGAAGTTGGGGACGTACATACGCTCGGCCACGAACTCGAAGTCGAACTCGCCGGCGTTGAGCTGGGCGGTGACGCTATCGGCAACTTGTAAAACGGTCGTCATGACGAATGGGATTCGATCTGTTTGGTGTGGATGCGTAGTTTCAATCGGAACGGGTCGCTGTAGCGCCAAGGTGGATCGCCACCAAGGGCCATCACTTCAAAGATGAAGGTGTGGTTGCCATCGATCTCCACGATCGTGTCACCGCGTCGAGGCAGCGAGCCGATGATCGAGTCCAGAAGTGCGTAGGTGTCGATCAGGAAATCACGAATCTGGCTGCGTGTCACAATGCCTTCACCATCGTCCTGGTCGTACATCGATTTACCGATGGTCGCCTGGAGCGTGGCTCCGAGCTCTCCTCGGCGATATACAACTTGTTGAGATGCATGTTGCGTAAGTTTTGAGGCAAGCCACTCCTGGCCTTTTTGAAGCATGTCTGTCATGAATCTTCCTTCTTTATTGGGAATAGTCGCAACAAAAGGCCTGTGATTGAGCCAATCGCGGCAGTTCCAACTCGAGCCGGATCGGCTGCTGATCGTAGATAGAACCCAGTAATCGTTCCAATTACAAACGACAGTGTTAACGACAGTGTTAACGACACGAGAAAAAACAGGAGCCAGCCGATCATTGTTGTTCCCCACTAAGCAGCTTCGAAGCCTTCGTTCGAACTTCATCCAGCCAAACCGCATCGGCGCGGAGCTGGTACTCGGAGGCAATCGCGGTCGCCTCTTCGTCGAGCTGTTGTTGACGAAGCGTTGTTTGGCGGACCGGTTGTGCTGGCTCTGGATTCAGGAAAGCAACAGAGGAAGCTTGCCTGAGTTGCTCTGGTTCGCGTTTCTTTATGGGAAGGAGAGCGACTGCCAGCAAGACAACGACCACAATGACGGCGATGGTTAGTAACATGTTTGATCTAAACCTCTGCTAGGAGAATGGATTGGGTTAAAGCGACGCTTAGTTAATGCCGCGTTTGACTAGGATGAACACGAGCAGAACTGCAGCGATTCCAATCAGTGCAACCGTGGCGATCTCGCCGGCCGACAGCCACATCAGTGCATTGCGAGTGTCGGTAGCGCCATCGAATAGATCGCGTACTCGATCCAGTGGCCGGCGGTCTTCGGAGGGTGGCGTCGGGCAATATCCATCCGGACAATCTTCAGCCGATAGATACAAAGTTGGTGTGATTGCATCGTCCCAGGAGTAGCCCTTGGTTTTCACCGCTCCAGTCTTCTGTGCCTGCTTGGCTTGTTTGTAAAGCGTGTAACCATGCCGTAAATCCGAGTAGAGTTCCTCTGAAGTACTCGGAATCATCGATCGACCGGCAGCGTGAATGTGTCCGCCGGTTGCATCTTGGAAGAGAACAACGGGAAACTGTTCGGCGGGCACAATGTCGGCATAGCGGGTCTTGTAGATTGCATTAGTAGAGGTGTAGACCTGGAACTCACAGCTTTCCTTCAGCGCTGCCAATTGTTTGTTCTGCGTGAACCAATCCTGTAGCTTTTGACTGGTGGAATCACTGTTAACAAACAATGCGATCTGGTAACTCTTCTTTGGTGGAGGTGAAGCCGGGTTAGATACGGGCGTAACGACCAGCGGTCCCTGTGTTGGCTTTGGGGTGTCCACAAAGCTCGGCGTGGCAGGTACCGGTGGGGCTACTGTGGGCGTCACAGTTGGCGTCACGACGGTCGGTTGCACAATTGTGGGCTGAACTACTACCGGCGCGGGATAGACGCGTTGAGGTAGGCAGTTCGGCGGACAGTTGCGGATCTGTTGCTTGATCTCACCCTGGGCTTGCAAGTTCACAGACTGCGGCTCTTCAAGCTTTTCAATCGCGCCGACGCTTGGCACCGATGGCTGATAGCTCGGCACACCCCAGCGTTGCTGAGGTTGTACTTGGACCGGCTTGTAATGTACGGTCGTTAGCACAATACCCAGGAGAATCGCGTGGACGATGGCCACCACGATCAGACCCAGACTTAAACGAATGCGAACGGAATCGTTGATCATGGTGATTACAGAACCTCATAACTTTGGTAAGGCAGTGAACTGCTTGGATCGTTAAGAACGGTTAGGGCAAAGCCTCCGTAGCCTGCCCACAAGCGGATGAATTGTTCACGAGGTGTTAGCTCGAAACGTCCGGGATAGTTGTTGTCGAGGACCGCTGCATATTGCTTTCCATCGCGTTCGATCCAACCGACGAACGTGCAGCAGTGCGCGGGCTTCCACCAGAGGATCGCTCCTCGCCTGGTGGCGCTGGCCCAATCCAAAAAACGTGGGTCGGCCTTGAGCGTGAAGCTGTAGTCGATGCCGGCCGCATCCAAGCGATCACGAAGCCGCGAGTCCCACTCACCGTCGGCATAGGTCGCCCGCCAACGTTCACTAAGTTCGAACTTGTTGAGCCAACGCAGATGATTGACTAGTGAGGCGTGGACGCAACTTCCTTGACCAAGTGATCCCGTCCAATTGCGCTGATGCAATTGCACAGGCAAGTTCGCTGGAGGTTGCTCCGGTTCAGGCGATGGCAATGCGCGAACGTTGACGATGCCAGAATCGCAGCCAGCCAATACGAGCAGCATCAATGCACAGGCTGAAATCAATTGTTTATGAATCATATTGAGCTCGTTTCTAAGACTGATAACTTTGACGACTAACGCTGGACCGCAAACGCAAGGGTCGTTTGGAGAGCCGAGGCCCAACTCGTGCCCCTGGTGCGGGCCAGCGGTAGTCGTCGCTAACTCTTGAATACCACCCACAGTCGCGAGTTCGTTTGAGACGTAGCCGCAACGAATCGAATTGGCAGCCCACACATGGCCTTCATCGTGACGTAGCGTGGATTAGCTGGATCAAACAAATCGGCTTCGTAATTGGCGAGTTGTACGCTCTCACCATTGGGTAAAACGCCTTCAATGATCCACGCCGAGGGAACGGATTGACTTGCCACGCAAAAGCAACTTCGAAACTCGCCGACCGAGAGCCATTGGCTGACTAGACCATTGGCCATTCGCAAGGGCTGGGTTGTGCGAGCTCGATCGATTGTTACTTTCGCGATTGAACTCATCATCTATTGACTCAAACGTAAACGGACTGTGAGTGTGCCGGGCGGCGCGGCCTCAATGGCTTTGCCGATCATTGAATGGGCGTATGCGTTCTTGACCACATGCCAGCTGATCTGCGACCAGTAAAGGATCGTTCCAGCAGGAATGTTGGTCGTTGGGTCTTTTACGACATCGAAGACGCCACGAACTGTGATGCTTCCCCGTGAGCCCGCACTAATCCCAAACTTTGCGATACCCACAAGCCGGTCGACGACAACCACTGAACCAGCGGCCACGTCGGACTCGGGGACGATCGGCAAGGTGTTACCATCCGCGACGAAGATGGCTCCTGCATTTATGATTTGTGCGTTGTTGCTCACGGTGTCTCATCACTGGCTCAGGCGAACGCGGACGAAGGAATCAGTATCGGCAGCGTCGTTAACGACTTTGCCGAGATACACGGTGCCAACATCGTCAGCGACCACCGCGCCGTCCTCGTCGACGTAAACCTTGGTGCCCGCTTCAAACTCGACAGCCAGAGCCGGGTCCTTGGGAATGTCAAAGACACCTTCCACAGCGATCGAGCCGAGTGCACCGGCCTTGATGTCGCGCTTGGTAATCCCCACCAAGTCGCCTTGGATCACAATTGATCCAACGGAAACATCAACAGTGGGTGTGAAATCGACGGCCTTACCGTCATGGACGAATTGAGCTTGCATTAAATGATCGGTCCTGGGAACGAAGGGAAGTTTGGCGATGAACGAAAGAACTGCCGACTATTCGCCGGTGACCTTCACAGCGGCACGAGCGTCTTGCGAGTTCACGCCGAAGTCGATGTAAGAGCGGAAGCCCATACCGAGTGTGTTCGGAGGCATTTCAACACGCTCGATCACAGGCGTGCGTCGGCCATTGAGGAACACGATCTCAAACGCTGGCAGCACATTGGGATTGGCGAACAGATACCAAGCCGAACCGCTGGCTCCCTGGTAGTAACTATCCGACAAGTGCGGCGTTGAAATGACGCGATACTTGTTGCGGTGCGGGTTGTCGACCGGGATCTTGGTCGGCGAACCAGAGGCATCGATCATCAATTGGGCAGAACCCATCAGCAGTTCGGCGTCGGTTTCAAGTTCCACAGGAACGACCAGGAATTCAGGCCGGATGTTGATCGGCTTTTGGTCCTTGGCTTTGTTACCTGGGCCGGCTTTCTGTTTGCGGAAGGTGGTCTTGGCAATAGTCAGCGACTCTGGGCCGAACTTGGTGTCGGGACCAGAGAGCAAGTTGCCATTGGCCGAGGAGAAGAACGCGGTGTTCTTCAATAGAAGCGTGAAGAACAGCTCGTCAATCGACTCAGCACCACTGCGTCCCATTTGACGAGGGATGTCCATGAACGCGTTGAGATCGTCGTTGATGATGTCATGGCGCGTCAGTGCAAGGATCTGACCGTAAGTATCAGCCTTGTTGCTGTACTTTTGGTCGGAGAGCTTGCCATGCTTCAATTCACCGTCGGGCGCGACCTTCTCGAAGCCCCCGGTACCGAGCAATCGGTAACGAGAGATCTCCTTGAAGTCGCTCACAGTTCCGATGCTGCACAAATCAAACGCAGCGATCGGTGTCGACTCGTAGGCAGACAAGAGCGTCTTGTTCATAACGTTCTCGAGGATGCCAGGTAGCGACATCGTTGAGAAGCCGGCGCGAATCGTTGCAGTACCGTCGCCGAACACGCGCGGAATGTCGTGGCCCTCCAATCGCGCGCATTCAGCGACAAGTTCACGCAAGCCAATGTGCCGAAGCGGATCGGCCGAGTTGAGCGTTCGCTCGCCGTAAGCTTTGAGCAGCTTGGTTTCATCGAGTCCGACCGATAAGCAACAGGCCGCTTCGAGGACTTCGCGCCGGTACATCGGTTGGCTTGCCTGCTGATCAGGAGCCTTTGGTCGTTCGATTCGTAGCACTGCCAACTCCGTTTTGGTGACACTCCAGCCTTCCTCGATAGCGCGAGCTTCAATCTCGGAATGTTTGCCAGCGCAGACCTTGCGGATGCCGGAGATTCGTTTTGATTCAGCAGCGGCTTCGATGCGCATCTTGGTAACAACTCCACTGGTGACAGGACGCTTGGGCTTGCTACCCAGGTCAAGGCTGGCGTTTACGGGTTCAAGCTCCGAATCATCGGACTCGGTAGTGTCGCCATCCGGCTGTTCGTTATCGAGTTCCTCGTCATCGCCTGCTTGGCCAGCTGCGATTCGAGCCTCGGTGTCATCGTCGGCACCAAGAGCCACGAACGACACTTCGCCCAGCGTCGACTTGCGAGCGATGTAGACGGGGCCTTTGAATTCGCGATTGTTAGCGGTCGCAGTCTTACCTTCAGGAATGAAGACAACCTTGTCTGCGTTCGCGCCAAGAGATGCCTGCCAAGGAAATCCGTTCTCGCTGGTGGCGATGACTTCTTGAGCAGTCGAACCAACGCCCGAGATCACGCCGGCGACTTCCAGTCGGCTGTCGCTAACCATGATGTCGTCGGTATGACCAACGATGCTTCCGCGATCGTGGTCCTTGAGAATCGGGCGCGACTTGCGCGTCACTCGCATGCCCGCCAGGTCAACGACCACAGGATATGGCCAGCCACCGAGACGCATCGCGCCTCCGGTATAAGCGACCATCGAGAATTTGCGCAGCGCGGGCTTGCCTTCTTCGACCGGTTCGGCCGCTTGCAAATTGATCGAACTGGCATCGTCACAAACGATTCGCAGCGAGCTGGGTACCGATTCGGCCTCCACTTCACTCTGCTTATTTGACTGCAATGTCTTCGTCATCCGTTACCTCTCCTGGAGAAAGTGAATTTGATTCGATCGAGAGCCCTAGCTCGCGCATGAGCGAGACTTCTTTCGCGCGTTGTTTAAGTTCCGCCTCCCAATCACGCCCCTGCCGCGCGTATTCATGGGCCAGAGTTGTCGTATGATTGGCGAGGCGGATTTTCTGGGCATTGGCTTCTTTGGCGGGATCGACATGTTCATGCCCATCCCAGAACCATTGATGCTCGAACGACGAGTCGAGAGTGCGAAGCGAGTTAGGCAGATAGCCTTCGATGAGAATCGCCTCACGCAGCCATGCATACAGAATGCGATCCAGAACGGTGCGAGCCATTTGCGACTGCTCGACACGGATCGACTTGAAGTAGGTTTGGTGATCGAGTCGCCCGGAGGCGTAGTTGTAGCCCGATGAATTACCAGCAGCCACGTTGAAGGGCATGTTCAAACAGCGTGCGATTTCGTTGAGAATCTCACGTTTGAACTCGGCGTACGTCGTGGCTGGTTGCTCAGCATGCATCTGAGCCATCTTCCACCCGCCGGGCATCGTCAGCAGAGCTCGCTTCTCCAGTTCGATCGGCTCGAATGGTTCAGCTGCATCCGCTTCGCCACCCGCCGGCGCGTCGGTGTAAAGAATCCCAGCGAAATCAGCGGCTGTTTCGGCAGCCGCTAACACTGCCAGCGTGAATCGACGCAGTTGTGCAAACAGTGGCAGCGCCGGCGTGATGTCCGGAATACCACGAATCTGCCCGGGGCGATCGCAGCGGAAGAAATGGAGGATGGAACTGGCGTCAATGGTGTCATAGTTCTCGGTCAACGAGAACGCATCATCCCCAGGATGCTCTCGCAGAACGTCATACGAAATGGCATTGCCATGTTCATCGAAGCGAATGCCGTCGAGATAGCGATAACTATCGAGGGCCAAGATTGGCGATGTGACCTGTTCGGCCTCGATCAGCTTCAAATCAAGTTGAACCGGCGAGTCAATCCTTGGGTTGTTGGTTAACAAACCAAACGATTCACCATCCGATACACGAGCCAGCCGCATGGTGCGTAGCTTCTCGGCAAGGCCGACTGCATCGGCCCACGCAAAGAACTCCTGTTCGACGAAACGGTTGGCAAACGCATCGGCCGTCAGCATTTGCAATCGAGGTCCGGTACCAACGCAGTCGTTGGCTAGAGTCAGCGAGATGCCGCGAGCATAAGAATTGTTCGCGACCTCATATCGCGAACGGTTGCGTAGCGTGCGGCGCACCTCGGGGCTATTGGCCGCGCTGGCCGATAGTCCATCAGCGGCCGCCCAGTGGCGAACGTTATCGACCGTGGTGGTCGCCGCGTCGTAGCGCCCCAGCAATCTCGCCAGCGAAAAGGGGTGCCGGGCCGAGCGTCCACGGACGAGCGATCGATCTTTGCGATCGCTCCCCTTGCTCAGAATCCCTGACAACAATTTAAACATCCGTGAATCAATCCCTACTATGAAACCCGACACCCCTGCCTATAGAAACAAGCTCGAATCAAGTGCGAACCGATTAGTCCGCACCAGGTGGCACGAGCTTGTTGAAACGAAGACCACGCTTCGGTTGAGAGGCAGCTGCCTTGGACGCCAGATACTTGTCAGCAGCGATCTGCTCGGTGAGCTTATGCTGCTCAACGCTCCCAGCATCTCCTGATGCCTTTGCGGGTGCTTTCGCACTTTCGCGAATCGTCTCTTGCAAGTTATCTGACATGCCAGCGGCCTTCCTAAGAATGAAGAAGTGGTCTTCTATCTGTAGGAATACCCGGTACCCATGTAGATTGACGGAGAAGCAAGAAGATTTTTTCGAATCATGTTTGGAAGTTATTTGGTACGCCGTCGTTTTTGCATCTCGGTAAAGCTCATGCGTTCCTTCCGGATCTCTGACGCCCCTTCGATGCCTGGCAAAATCACACCTTGCATGGATGCGGCAACCGCGGAACCAACCAAGCAGTCAAACCAGTGGTTATCTGGCTGTTCGGGACGCTGTTTCCATTCGTCCACGCTTCGTGCTCGGGCCTCAGTCTTGATGTAGTACTCCGAGGTCAAATGCTCCGACAGCATTCGATGCGTTTCGGCGTTGGTACCGAAGAGCGACAGGCACCCTCGATCGCCCATAGATACGCGAAGGCGGGCGTTGACGAACGACTTCCACCAGTTGGTGTCGTAGACCACGTGGCGGATCGCCCGTTTGCCATGAACATTGGGGATACGCCAATTGAGTCCCACGCGATCGCCAGGCCGGCGTCGATACTCGCTGAACGGAAGACTTGATGCCCCAACAAACCGGCCGTGACTTGGAATGATCACAGCGGCGTGCTTCGACTGCCGACAAAATTGGTAGACCACATCAGTCGACTGTCCCCAGTTAGCGTCGATCAAACAGCGACCGATCTTCATCGCAGCGCCATCGTCCCTTTGCCACTCGCGATCGAGTAGCTTTGAAGTCATCGATTCAAGGCCGGCGTAGATCGATCCCTCGAGTCCGGTTCCAATGGCTTCGGAACTCAGCGTCTGGCGAGCCTCGCGCAGCGTGAAATACGGACGCTGCTGGTCGGGGTAACAACCATAGTCGAGAACATAACCCGTGAAATCGTCCTCCCAAGCGGTGACCACATAGAAGAGCAACTTCTGCTGGACGTCGATAAATGCGGTGAGGTGATTTGCGCCAATCGATACCAGACCACGATCCATGCGGTTGATCTTGCTCGCGACCTCTTCAGGTTTAAGCATCCCATCGACGACCGTCTCTGCTGGCAGCGGTTGGTTTTGATACTCTGCAAAGAACGCCGCCTCGTCTTGCAACTTGAGATTCATCGCATGTTGGATCGCAGAGAGCTCGTCGTAGTTGTAACGCTCCTGCCAGGCGATAACAGCACCCTCGTCCATCGCCGCTTGGTTCTGCCGATAAAACTCGGTGGCCGCTTCACCACCATCGCCGTTCCGCATCCCTTCGGCGCGGATCTCGGCGTAGCGTTCCCACAGCGTTTCGTTCTTGGGGAACGCATAGACCATCTTGGTGCGTTCGCCATTCCATTCGGGATGGCGATTGCGATCAAGGATACTGTCGGCCATGTCACTCGGACGAATTACGGTGCAGGGCATGATGCCGGAGATCTTCTTGCCTGGTCCTGCCAAACCAAGAACAGCGCCGGCAAGGATGCTTTCGCGATTCGCGCACTGCGATAGCGAACGGGCCGATTCGTCTGTTTGCGGGTCGTCCCCTCCAACCACCCGTGTGGACGCTAGGACTGCTTGAAGGTCTTCGTAGATATAGACGGTTGCCGTCTTAGTATCTGGATCGACCTCAATACGATGAATAAACGATTCGACGAGCTGGCGGTCGGCCAACGTAGCTTCCGTCCGCTTAGCAATCTCATCGAGCTTGGCGAACTGTTCGTTTGCCCAATCGCGTAGCTGTTGCTGCGTTAGGGACGGCGATTCGCATTGCGTATGTTTTCGTTGCTTGCCAAGTAACGCATCGCGTTTGCGTTTTAAGTCCGTCAATACAACGTGAATGTCATCGATGCCATCGAAGGTCGGATCGGCCAACAAGCCTACCGTTGTCTTGATACGACGGTTCAACTGGTCGAGCTCGCGTTTCACATCCGATTCGTTTATGGCTGCTTTGGGTTTCGACATCGCTTTCACAAATGCTTCAACCGCCTGCTTTGGCGTCTTGGAATTCCCAAGAAAGACATCGCGAATCAGCTTCAATACGAACTCGTCCAGCGTTTGCCCAACTATGCGAACCAAGCCACAAACGGTTTTGCCATAGCGATGGTAGCCGGAGCACGTGTAGTGGCGATACGGTGGCCCGAATTCAGGCTTGCGTCGGTAGTCGCGAATCGTCGTGAAGCTGGAACCGCAATGTTTGCATACCAGCAGCGTTGACAAAAGCGTCCGGCGAACCGATCGTGCCTTTCCGCCAAGGTCGCGCCGCTTGACGATGCCCGCTTGGGCTGCTTCAAATACTGTCCGCGAGATCAATGGCTCGTGAACGTCTTCGACAACAATCCAATCGTCTCGCTGATTCTTGAAGTTGCCTCGCTTGCCCTTCTTCGGACGTAGGTTGCCGTCGGTGTCCATACCAAACAGCGATCCGCTAGTGCGTTTGTTGTATGCCAATGCGCCACGATAGACGGGCGACCGAAGCATTTGGGCAATGTTCGACATGTTCCATTTTCGGCCATGCATTGTTGGTATACCTTCTTCGTTGAATCGCTTGGCGATGGATTGAAAGCCAAATCCCTTCACGCACAAATCAAACATGCGTTTTATTGTTTGGACGCGATCCTTCGTGCTCGGCGCATAGCGAACGATGTCGCCTTTGGCTTTTGCCACATAGACGTTGCTAGCGATCGTACGGACCATCTTGCCAGAAGCATCGAATTCAACTTTGGTTCCATCGGCCATCCAACGAAGGGTTCTTAGAACCTTGCCATCCGGCGTAACATGTTGCTTGTCATAGCCGTAGGGTGGCGGTCCGCCTGGTGCGCTCTTGCGTACACGAATATTTGACAGCTGGCCACGAATCGAGTCACGTGCCAGCTTGACCGAATATTGTCTTGCCTGCCAGGATTTGACGCCTTGGATCAGTTCGCCTTCATCGCCCTCGGGAATGTTGTCGGACGGAAATTGTACGTCGACGCCAGCAAGCATCAGTCGGTGGATATGGTAGCCCGTTTCATTCGTTCCACCACGGGAGAAGCGCGCGATGTCGTAGCAAATGACTGTCTCGAAATCATGCGACTTTTCAGCGGCATCGATCATCTCGCTAAACGCATCGCGGCCTCGAGTGCTAGTGCCGGACAACGCATCATCGATATACCAGCGATTGATCTTATAGCCGTTGCTGGCTGCCCATTTCGATACATACGCCTGTTGGTCGGGAATCGATCGCTCTTGCATGTCGGTGCTGCGACGGGCGTATCCAACCGCTGCTTTCATTTTGGTCTTAGTCATATTTGTAATTCCTGCATGTTTTGATTCGTAATGTTTGGCCATGAACGTCAAAGAGACCGCTTCCGAAAGCGGCCTCGATGCGTCCAACGTTTCGTTGGTTTCAGCTTGCCCGAACCGTGATCAAAGGGGCCTTGCTGAGGAATAGCTGTTTGGTCGTAACGCCTCGGCGATCGCTGATGCGTTGAAACAATTCGCACTTGGCAGCGATCTCTTCGGGCGTTGGATGGTATTCCTTCGCGCCGTTGCTGGCTCGTTTCCACATCCCTTCATCTTTCCAAAGCCCTGCGTTCTTCCATTCATCAACCACGGCTTGTAATTCTTTTTGTTGGTCCATTTCGTTCTCCTGGTCATTGGTTTGTTTTCCGTAGCGGACGGCCCGCTAGGGGAGTGACACAGGAGCCATGGGTGCGAACGATTTGCAAGGCAATGAACGCGACAATTCCACAGGTTTTCCGTCGTCGCACAAAACGCCCCAGGAACGCGTCGGGCGACCGTTTGTAGTTCTGGCCGATAACGAGAAGAGACCGCGCTAGGCGGCCTCTTGTGCGAACCGTGGGGGCAATCGTTGGCGTCCGCTACGCCAGCTTGAATTGCCCTCGGTCTACTTTGGCGAACCGCGCTTCCGCGCCCCGAGCGATGTCGCGAAGGATCGAGGCGTATAGGGTGGCATGCGGCGTCTTGCCCCCAGGCGTCGACCACAAGCCCTGGGCTTCCATCGCTTCGACCATTTCTTTGCATCCCATCGGCTTGCGGGCTTTCTTCAAAACCGCCATCGCTGCGTTGATCTGGCTCATCTTGGTCGGCGCGGTCGGCGTCGTGCTTGCCGTGGTCGGTTGCTTCTTGGCTGGCTTGCTGGCGGACTTCTTGGTAGCGGCCTTGGTAGCGGTTGCGTTCTTTCGTGTTGCCAT